CTACGCCGCTTCAATCTAACCTAATCAATCATGGGCTAGGTGCGCTCCCGTATCTAGCCCAGCAGCTCACGAAAGGAAACAGAGATGCCAGCAATCATTACCGTCGCCAGTCTTAGACAGGTTCTTGGCGTCTCTGTTTCTCTTTATTCAAACGATTATCTTGAAAGCATTATTGATTCAGCCGAGCAGGTAATTCTGCCGCTATTGACTGCCAATCAAAACTCAGTCGCCGCCGTTTATCTTCAAAACAATGTTGCCTATTACATAACACAAAAGCCGAACACATTCGTCGCCGGTCAAAGTGTTGTCGTTACCGGTTGCGTTCCAGCTACATTCAACGGGACACAGACAGTCACATCAAATTATTATGATCCATTCCCATATTTGCCTTTCGCATATCCGGCTCCATATTTCTACTTCACGGCAGCTATAACAAATAGTGATATTACATTCCGACCAGTCATTCCTGGCGGCGTAGTTTATCTATCTGGGGCAGACGCGGCCACGCTTTACGCAAATACCGACGCAGTCGAACAGGCGGTCACCATCGTCAGCGTTGAGATATTCCAAAGCGTGGTCGCTCCAGGTGGTCAGATTGAAGGCGTGGATTTTCAGCCATCGCCTTATCGAATGGGTCGGTCACTTCAAAATCGAGTCATAGGTTTATTAGGTAATTACATCGACGTCTCAACGATGGCCATGTGATGCCTACACCAACAACTATTGCGACCAACGTCAGAGGCACTCTTGCGACTGCTCTCTCTGGCGTAGTGGCTTCTGTGTATAGCTCACCTCCAGAGGCAGTCATTCCGCCGGCTTGCGTAATCGTTCCAGATTCGCCTTATTTAGAAACGACGACAATCGGCAAATCGCAGGTGCGCGTGAAAATCAACTTCGTGGTTACTGCGGCCGTTGCCTACAACAACACGGCCGGAGCACTGGACAATCTTGAGCAGCTTATTATCAGCATCATCGCAGCGATGCCAGGCGGATATGAAGTCGGAGACGTTCAACGTCCGACAATCCAACAGGTCGGCGCGACCAACCTACTAGTGGCGGATCTCGCGGTCAGCACTTACTACACACAAGAGACAATCTAAGGAGACAAGAAATGCCAACAACAATCGTCACCGGTCGCGACATAACCTTCACGCTTGCGACTGTAAACTATGACGCGCAGACAACTGCCGTCACTTTAGTCAATGCACCAGTCATTACGACTTATCAGACACTCGATGGAAAAGCCTATAAGCACATCGATGATCAATGGACACTTAACATCGAGCTTCTTGCAGACTGGGGCGCAACATCATCACTCTTTGAAGCGATGTGGACTGCGTTCACTTCTGCTCCTAACACTGCACTTGCATTCACACTCGTATCAGCTACCGGCGCATCATTCGCTGGCACTGCTTTCCCAGTGGCTCCAACTGCTGGCGGCACTGCTCCAGATGCACAGACTGACTCATGGTCAATGCTCTGCGCTTCAACTCCAGTCTTAACAATCAGCTAATCGAAAGAGAAACGGGAGCACATAATGAGACTACCAATCACCATCGAATACACCTCCGGCGAGTTCGGCACTTACACGGCTCAGCCGCCAGAGTGGGCTAAGTGGGAACAAAAGACAGGCAGCACAATCTCGCAAGCGCAGGAGAAGATTGGAATCTCTGATCTTCTCTTCCTTGCGTGGAATGCGATGAAGCGTGAAGCTGGTGGCAAGCCAATCAAGGGCTATGAGATTTGGTGTGAAACAGTGGCCGACGTGACAGTCGGTGACGTTCTCCCAAAAGTTACGCCGCCGGAAGCGTAAATCGAATCCTGGTGGAGTTAGCCATAGCCACAGGAATACCGATGAGCGAATGGACGACGGCGGAGCAGATCTATACGGCTTTCGAGATACTGGAGAAACAAAGTGAGCGACAACGTTGAGATTGCCTATGACAAGGCAGACCTTCGTCGCATTACTGCCGCATTCAAGGCGATGGATACAGAAGCTACTGATGCAGCTAAAAGAGAATCGTCAGCTCTTGCAGAGTTCGCTCAAGGCAAGATTCAGCAAAAGGCGACCAGTCGAGGCAAGGCCGCCGACAGAATTGCCAGTGGCTCCCGTGTGTCGAAATCTTCCAAGATTGGCGAATTGTCTTTCGGCTTCGTAAGTCAAAAGTTTTCAGGCGGAGCAACGACAAAGGATCTCTGGGGCGGTACAGAGTTCGGATCTAACAAGTTTAAGCAATTTCCAGTCTGGTCAGGCCAATCCACAAAAGGCTCTGGTTCTAAGGGCTGGTTTATTTATCCGACACTCCGCGAAATCCAGCCAGACATCATTGACAAGTGGGAAAATGCTTTCGACCGAATCTTGAAGGAGTGGTAAATGGCCGGACAATCGCGCACACTCAAGCTCTCGATTCTTGCTGATGTAGATCAACTCAAGAAATCACTGGCGCAAGCTAATGGAGACGTGGACAACTCATCCTCAAAGATGGGCGAGTTTAGTAAGAAGGCAGGACTAGCATTCGCAGCCGCCGGAGCTGCTGCTGGAGCCTATGCCATCAAGCTTGCAGTCGATGGAGTTAAAGCTGCGATCGAAGATGAAGCTGCTCAGATTCGCCTTGCTACTGCGTTAAAGAATGCCACTGGTGCAACTAATGAAATGATTGCATCGGTAGAGAAACAAATCCTTAAGACATCTTTAGCCACTGGCGTCGCAGACGACAAACTTCGTCCAGCTTTGCAAAGATTGTCACTCTCGACTAACGACGTTACAAAGGCTCAGGATCTTCTTAATCTTGCCCTTGACATCTCTCAAGCCACTGGCAAGGGCTTGGATTCTGTAGCTAATGCACTCGGTAAAGCCTACGACGGCAACACGGCAGCTCTAGGCAAGTTAGGCATCGGACTATCTTCGGCAGAGCTTAAAGCTATGTCATTCGAAGAGACGCAGACAAGGCTTTCAGATCTCTTTGGTGGGGCGGCAGCAGCTAACGCAGAAACATTCGCCGGACGCTTGCAGATCCTTAAAGTAACATTCGATGAAGCCAAAGAATCAGTCGGTGCAAAACTTCTGCCAATTATTCAGCAGCTTGTCGAGTTCGTGGTCAATCAAGTCGTTCCGGCACTTGGAAAGTTCGCTGATTTCTTTAAGCCAATCACTGACGCAATAAATAACAACAAAGAAACCTTCTCAGAGTTTATTGGATTTATTCAGAAGTATGTCGTGCCGGTTCTGGTCACAGTCTTAGGCGGAGCGTTCAAAGTAGTCGGCGAGATTGCTGGCGGCGTTATCAATGTCATCGGTGCGGTCATCAAAGGCTTGAACGGATTGATTGCCGGAGCCGTTGCTGGAATCAATGCTCTGATTCGTGTCTATAACTCAATTCCATTCTTGCCTAACGTTTCACAGATTTCAGCTCCACAAGTTAGCGTTCCCACAGTCACAATTCCAAAGACGACTACTGCAACACCTAGCATTCCTACAATCTCGGTTCCTAGTGTGTCCGCTTCGACTGGAACAGGATCTACAACTACTTCGGGCGGAGGAGTCTCATCAGCCGCATCGGGCGCGGTTCGCGTAGGCGGAGGCTTTACAGACTCACAGAATGCGGCTCGTTTAGCTGCTATGGGCGGAGGAGGATTTACGGATTCTCAGAACGCCGCGCGCATTAATGTGACAGTAAATGGCGCAATCGATGCCGAAGGCACTGCTCGCACAATCGTGAACGTGCTCAATGATTCCTTCTACCGTGGCACTGGCGGAGCCGGCGCACTTCAGGCCGTCTAATGACACAGTGGGCTCCAGAGTGGAAAGTCTTAATTGCAGGCATTGAATACACTGACGTCGTTCTAGCCAATCTTTCAATTACATCAGGGCGCACGAATATCTACACGCAGGCGCAAGCCGGCTATTGCACAATCAATCTCATCAATCTTAATCTTGGAGCTATTACTGCTCAAATCAATGACGCGGTTTCAATTCAAGTCAAGGACACTGCTGGCGCATTCGTTCCAATCTTCGGCGGAAGCGTCGTGGACGTAGCCGTGACAGTTTCACAGACTGGCTCAGTGGCAATCACTCAGGAAGTTACAATCACCGCTCTAGGAGCCCTCTCAAGGCTCCAGAAGGCCTTAACTCTGGGCGTCTTGTCTAAGGATTTCGACGGCGACCAGATTTATACAATCCTAGAGGATTTACTCGTCAATAACTGGTCAGAAGTTCCAGCAGCTCTTACGTGGGCGAATTACACTCCAGCAACTACAACATGGGCTACTGCTGAAAATACTGGACTCGGAGAGATAGATCGTCCAGGCAATTATGAGCTGGCCAATCGCGGATCTAATCAGACAATTACTTGGAATCTAGTGGCCGACCTTGCAACTTCTGGACTTGGTTATTTATACGAGGACGCGTCCGGACTTATCTCCTATGCTGATTCGACACATCGTTCAATCTATCTAGCGACTTACGGCTATACAGATTTAGACGCTAATCAAGCTCTAGGCCGTGGAATTAAGATTCAGACTAAGGCCGGAGATATTCGCAACGATGTCTCCATCGTCTGGAAGTCTGGAACAGAGACGGCTACCGATGCAGCTTCAATCGCACTCTATGGAAAATTAGCGCAACAGATTACGACTTCGCTAGAGCACGCAGCCGACGCAAGCGACCAAGCCGATTTCTATTTGACCCTAAGAGCTCAGCCACAGGCATTTCTTGAATCCATCACCTTTGCATTGACAAATCCAGAAGTCGATGATGCAGATCGTGACGCTCTTATCAACGTGTTTATGGGTCAGCCGATTTCACTAGCTAATCTTCCGGCCAATATGCAATCCGGAAACTTCTTGGGCTTCGTTGAGGGCTGGCGATTCCAGGCTTCTTACAATGAACTCGCAGTGACTCTTCTTGTCTCGCCACTGCCATTCTCACTCCAGGCGATGGAATGGCAAGATGTAAGTGTCGCCGAAACTTTTAACACACTCAGTCCTACACTTGACTATGCAGACGCATTAGTCGTGAACTAAGGAAAGGAAACTCCCATCGCAAATCCAACTACGAACTTCGGCTGGGTCATGCCGACGAGCGCTAGTCTCGTAACAAATCTCCCAGCAGACTTCAATACATTCGGACAGGCCGTCGATACATCTATGGCTGAATTAAAAGGTGGCACAACTGGTCAAATTTTGTCCAAGACAAGTGCAACCGACATGGACTTCACATGGATCACAAATGACGTCGGTGACATAACTGCCGTGACTGCTGGCACAGGAATCTCTGGCGGCGGTACATCAGGAGCAGTTACAATCACAAACGACATGGCAACAACAATCACGGCAGCAGGTGACATTGTTGTCGGTACAGGATCAGGCACTTACGATAACCTGCCTATTGGCACTACTGCCCAGGTATTAACGGCAGATACAACAGTTAGCCCATATAAAGTAAAATGGGCTACGCCTGCAAGTAGTAGCCCAAAGATTGCTAGATTGACAAAAACTGCAAGTCAATCAGTCACAAGTTCAACATATACAAACATTACTTGGGACAGCGAATTGATTGATACCAGTTCTTTTCACGACAATGTGACCAATAATCAAAGAATTACAGTTCCAACGGCAGGCTATTACAAGTTTTTTATTCAACTTGAATATGCTGCAAACGGCACAGGCGAGAGAGATAT